CAAGGCTTTGACGTATCAGTTTCAAAATTTGATGGGCTGCAAGTTCAGCGTTAAAACGGACTATACAGCCAATACACTAACCATCACACGTAACGCTATATGATTATCACCAAACCCGAAGTAGAGCCAGACGGTTTGTATAACCAAGGGCAAGCAGCCAAAGCGTTGCACGTGGACCGGCACACCGTCGCCCGGTACGCTAACGATGGGCTTATTAAGTTCAGAGTTAGAAAAGCCGGAAAAGGCTTAATCACTACGGGGGCGGAAATAATCAAGTGTTGGAAATCAATGTACCTTTAAAAATTAAGCCGTATGAAAAAAGTAATGAAGAATTGGCGTTATTGGCTAATGATGGCTATTGCCTTTATCGCTTTTTTTAATCTGATTGGGATGCCACACAATGATAACCCCAACTATTGGGAGTTAGTGATCTATTCCAAGTTTACAGCCGTAGCACTCGCATATATCGACATACGTTTGTACGTATGGTTTGCGAAGCACAGAAAGATAGATGAACTACTGGAGTACATCAACGAAGATAAGTAACATCATTTAATCATATACAAAGATGAAAACAGATTTTAGTATTAACGTACAGGTCAATTTGGGTGTAACACCCGAAATCGTGGCTTTGGTGAATGCCATTTTGTGCCACCGACCAATAGTTGCAGCGACCACCGAGGAAGCACTCGACGGAAACAGCCAAGTAGATAACAAGCCAGAGGATACCACCCCGGCACAGCCTCAACAGCCTACTAACAAGCGAGACAGAAAGAAGAAAGAGGAAGCAGCCGCCGACAAGCCGGAGCCTATCAAGGAGCCAGCCGGAGACGAACAGCAGGAGGCAGCAGCCAACGAAGCCGATGCCAACGGTGAGCAGGTAGCCGAGCAGGAAGAAGCCAAGGCAGAGGAAGCAGCCCCACAAGATGAGGGCCAGGCCAAAGCCCAGGCAGAGGCAGAGCAGAAGCCATTAACTGCCGAAGACGTTAGAGCAGCTATGCACAAGACACGCCAACGTATTGAGGGCGAGGACTACAAAGAGAACACCAACGGCGATTTGTACAAAAAGTACCACAAGCCATTAACGGCACAGTTCAAGAACATAGCCGCTTTGTTGGGTGCAGACAAACCGAGTGCTTTGCCAAGCGACAAGATTGCAAATTTCATTGAGCAGTGCGATGGTTTGCAGATAATGGAAGATGGCACGATCGGGTCAAATTGCCCATTTTAGTAACAACATTTAATCATATACAATTATGGCAGGTAAACACGCTTTATTATCACCAAGTGCAGCCCACAGATGGATGAATTGCACAGCCGCCCCACTTCTGGAAAGAGACGTGGAGGATAAGGGCAGCACCTTTGCAGAGGAGGGAACGTTAGCCCACGCCTATTGCGCCAAGAAACTGAAAGAGTTTTTGGGTTTGTCGGTGGATGAGGAAAAAGCCGAGATAGCGCAGTTAGGCGAACAGTACCACAGCGGCGAAATGGACGAGTACACAGATACGTACAAAACTATCGTACTGGAGAAGTTCAACGCCGCCCGAGCTAAAACCAAGGACGCACAATTATTGGTTGAGGTCAAGTTAGATTTTAGCCACTACGTACCTGATGCTTTCGGCACGTCGGACGCTATCATTATCGCCGATGGCGTAATGGAGGTTATCGACTTTAAGTATGGTAAGGGTGTAAAAGTGTCAGCCGTGGAAAATCCACAAATGATGATTTACGCTTTGGGCGCATGGGACTTATTTAACTTTGAGTACGACATACGTAAGGTACGCATGACTATCGTACAACCACGTATTGATAATCTTTCGGAGTTTGAGTTAGATGCCGCCGACCTCATTAATTGGGCAGTCGATGAACTGCAACCAAAAGCCAACGAAGCCTATGCCGGAGGCAAGCAAAAGCCGGGCAATTGGTGTCAGTTCTGCAAGGTTAAGGCAAGCTGCAAAGCCCTATCGTCTATGTGCATCGAAGCACAGCAAGCCAACCCAGACCCACGTAAGATTAGCAAAGAAGTAATGGAGAACACTATACTACCTTTGCTTTCTACTTTCAAAACGTGGCTAACTGGAGTTGAGGAGTACAGTTTGGAACAGGCGTTAAATGGCGTGCAGTATCAAGGTTTCAAAATCGTGGAGGGGCGCAGTATCAGAAAGATAACAAACCCAACCGCCGTGATGGAACTTTTAGGCAAAGAGGGTTTTGCTAAAGAATCCTACATAAAGCCTACCGAGCTACGAAGTATTACCGATTTGGAAAAACTGATAGGTAAGAAACGTTTTGGTGCAATTTGCGCCGAGTACATCAACAAGCCACAAGGCAAACCAACGTTAGTGCCTGAATCAGATAAACGCCCGGCGTTTAATCAGGCAGCAGACGATTTTAAAGACATTTAAGTTTAACATTTTAAATTCATACGATTATGATAGACCCTAAAGTAGTTAATGATACTAAGGTAATCTTTGGACCATGCCGCCTTAGTTACACCCACGTTTTCGAGAAGTACAGCCCAGACGGTGACGGAGAGGGCAAGTTTATGACTAACGTTTTGATCCCGAAGTCTGAAAAGAAGACTATCGAAGCCATCAAAAAGGCAATCGAGGCAGCTAAGAAAGCCGCTATCGTAGCCAAGTGGGGAGGCAAAGAGCCTAAGAAACTTGATTTGGCTTTGCGTGATGGTGACGAAAAGGACGATGAGGTTTACGAAGACCACTACTATTTGAACGCCAAGAGCAACACACGCCCGGGCGTGGTAGATCGCAAGAAAGTGCCTATCGTGGACGAGGAAGAAGTTTACAGCGGCGTTTGGGCGATTGTGTCGGTAACTTTCTATGGCTACGACGTAAGCGGTAACAAGGGCGTAGCGTGTGGCCTCAACAACATTATGAAGTTCAAGGACGACGACCATTTAGGCGGCAGAGTATCAGCCGAAAGCGACTTTGGCGATTTGGACGGCATCGACGACGAGGACGACGACGATTTGTAAGCTATTCTTTTCTACGATAAAATGTTAAGTTGAACGACCCCGGCGGCGAAAATGGAATTAAAGGCGACGGATAAGCCGCCGGGGTTTTAATTAGACTACAAGCGTATGAAAGAATTAGGCATAGACATCGAAACATATAGTAGCAACGACCTAACCGAGTGTGGCGTTTACAAGTACGTGGAAGCCGAAGACTTTACCATATTGCTTTTTGCGTATAGTGTAGATGGTGGCCCGGTGCAATGCGTGGACTTTGCAAGCGGCGAAACTTTGCCGCCAGACATCGAAGCAGCATTAACCGACCCCGAGGTAATAAAGACCGCTTTCAATGCAGCTTTTGAGCGTATTTGTATCGGCGTGTATTTGGGCATAAAAGGGCGATTAGACCCGAGACAATGGCGGTGTACGATGGTAAGAGCCGCCCGAATGGGTTTACCGCTTTCGTTGGCACAATGCGGCGAAGTGCTTAAACTGGAGGACAGAAAGATGAGTGAGGGCAAAGCCCTAATAAGATACTTTAGTGTTCCAAACAAGCAAACCAAACAGGGCATAACAAAGATGATCCGACACAAGCCGAGCGATGCGCCCGAAAAATGGGCAACGTTCAAAGCCTACAATATCCGAGACGTGGAGGTGGAGCAAGCCATCTTAAAAAAGGTCAGGAGATTGGAAGCACCAAAATTTGACGAAGATTTGTACACAGCCGACCAGCACATTAACGACCGTGGCGTAATGATAGACCAAATATTGGTAAACAACGCCGCCCGATTTGATGAGCTATACAAAGATGAGCTATTTGCAGAAGCCCGAAAACTTACAGGCATGAGTAACCCGAACAGCCCCGGACAGATTAAACAATACATATCCGAGAACACCGGGTTTACTATTGACAGCCTCAACAAAAAGAATTTGGACGACTACGAGGTACAATTTAAGTACTGGCCCAAGGTGCAGAAAGTTTTGGCTTTGCGTAGGGAAATGGGTAAAACTTCTAACAAAAAGTACACAACTATGCAAAAATGTGTCTGCAAGGATAACCGAGTACATGGTTTGTTGCAGTTTTGCGGTGCAGCACGTACAGGCAGATGGGCGGGGCGTTTGGTGCAGTTGCAAAACCTACCACAGAACCATCTGGAGAGTTTGGACGATGCACGCTATTTGGTTAAGCAGGGTGATTTGGAAGAGTTTGAAATGAACTACGGAAACGTTACCCAAGTACTTAGCGAGTTAATACGTACCGCTTTCATAGCAAAGCCCGGTTGCACGTTCCACGTATGCGACTTTTCAGCGATCGAGGCACGTGTGATAGCATGGATAGCCGGGGAAACATGGGTATTGGACGCTTTCAGGCAAGGGCACGACATCTATTGTGAGACTGCAAGCAAGATGTTTGGTGTACCAGTACAAAAGCATGGCCCCAACGGAGATTTGAGACCGAAAGGCAAAGTAGCCGTTTTGGGTTTGGGTTATGGTGGTGGCGTATCGGCATTGGAAGCGATGGGCGGTAAGAAGTTAGGTTTAACAGAATCCGAGGAAAAAGACATCGTAAACAAGTGGCGAGACAGTAACCCACATATCGTTAAGTTGTGGCGTACCGTTGAGAAAGCGGCTATCATAGCCATTAAGACAGGAAAAAGCGTGCAGATACAACGAGGCATTATTATTAGTTATCGTTGGGGTATGTTGCTAGTTACCCTACCAAGTGGCAGGACTATTTGTTACCCACGTACAGAGGTTGGAATCGAAACAAACGACGGTTGGCGAGGCGACCACGAAATTATCGAGTATGAGGGCTTGAACCAAAAAACGAAGAAGTGGGGAAAGTTGAGAACATACGGCGGTAAGCTAACCGAGAACATCGTACAGGCTACGGCACGTGACATATTGGGTTGTGTGATACTTAGAGCCGAGCAACGAGGGTTAAACGTAGTTTTCCACATACACGATGAGATCATCGTAGAGGCTACGAAAGACCAGACGTTACCGATGGTTGAGGCTTTGTTTAGTGAGCCTATACCGTGGTGCAAAGATTTGCCGCTCAAAGGTGCAGGGTACACCACCCCATACTATCTAAAAGATTAAACAATAAAGCAATATGGCAGAAAGTAAGACAATAGAAATTAAGGTGAAATGGCACAAGGCGATCGAGGCCCCTAAAAAGAATGTGCCAATATATCTACTTTTCAAAGTTGGCAAACGAAAATATCCGCTTTGCCGATTAATGACGTTTCATAATAGTAACGTCGTTCCGGCTGAATGTGATTTTGGCAAAGCCGAAACCCAGGAGCCACAGTTACCTATCATGTGGGCGTATGCAAGTCAGATCGAGCCACTTATTACCGATGAGATAGTGGCGGAGGCTAAATTTGCAGCGTGGGCATGGTACAAAGAAGATTAGTTAAACAATATAAAGCATATACAAAAATGGAGATACAAACAAGTAAGGCACTATCAGACGTGCAGCAATTTAGATACGAGTTATTGCAATGGTGTGGCAACGTGGAAGATGCGGAGAAAGCCAATACCTTTGTGATGGGTAAAGACGAAAAGCCAGTACAGGCGCAGTTACCAAAATCCGGCAATATGGAGGATGGCATCTATTTGGTACACGCCGACGGCAAAGCAACTTTGTTTGAACTGGAGTACACCAAAGAAGACAACATGGATAGCGAGGTAGTGGCTATCGGTTTGAAGATGGGCGGCTTTGGCATTAAGATAGCTTTGCACGATGAGGCTAACGGCGATGGTATCACGCTAACCACAAAGGAGAATGGCAACGAAGAAAACGACCAAGCCTACTATACCGACAAGTACGACGATGCAGTAGCCGACATGGACGGAGCAAGAAACACCAACCATTTGCGTAATATCCTGAATCCACAGATAAAGTTAGCCGATGATTGGTACATACCATCTTTGGGCGAGTTGTACCGTATCTTTATCAACAAAAAGGCTATCAATGCAGCTTTGGAGTTTGTCAAGGGCGAGAGACTGCAAGATCGTTGGTATTGGACTTCTACCGAGTACAGTGCTACCGGCGCATGGGATCTGAACCTCTACGACGGTGGTACGTACAATTGGAACACTAAGGCCAGCAGCACGAGCAGAGTTAGGGCAGTGTCAGCATTTATTTTTTAGCCCTTAATATTTTAGTTTTTAATCTTTAGCACGGCGAAAGCCGTGCCATTATTCACCAATACCGCCAATTATGAAAAAGATGTACTGCAAAACGTGTCTATCATACGATCCTGATGAAGACAAACCCGGTTATGGAGTTTGCCATCTATCGGAGTGTGAAGTTTGCGAGCAGTGCCCCGGTTGCATAGATTGGCGGTATTTTAAGATTTGGTACTTATAATATGGTTATTCTTTCTTTATTCGACGGCATGAGTTGCGGACAAATTGCACTAAGGGAATTGGGCGTAACGATTGATAAATACTATGCAAGCGAGATAGATAAGTTTGCAATCCAAAACACGATGGCGAATTTTCCCGACACCGTGCAATTAGGCGATGTTAGACAAGTGGACGCTAAAAGTTTGGGTAAAATTGATTTGCTAATAGGTGGCAGCCCATGCCAGTGTTTTAGTTTTGCCGGAAAACGTGCAGGAATGAGTACCAAAAGCAAAGAACAAATCGAGACCTTAACAAGGTATCTGGAATTAAAACAACAGGGCTTTGAGTTTGAGGGACAAAGTTACTTATTTTGGGAGTACGTCAGAATACTTAATGAGCTACGAGAGGCAAACCCAAACATCTTATTTATGCTTGAAAATGTTGAAATGGGCAAGCGATGGGAGGCGGTTATTAATGAGGCTTTGGGTATCGTAGGCGTTCATATAAATAGTGCTTTGGTATCAGCACAAGTTAGAAAACGTATCTATTGGACTAACATCAAATTGGCGCAGTGTGATTTATTCGGTTTGCCTCATAGCGCAATACCACAGCCGACAGACCGACGCATATTTATAAAAGACATCTTACAGGATGAAGTCGATAAAAAATATTTCCTTAGTCCTGAATATGTAGAAAAGTTATTAGCATACAACAAACGTCAGGAGGAACACGGCAACGGCTTTAAGGCTATTTTCCATAAGGAAACAGACAAAATGTGTACATTGACAGTGGGGGGGGCGTAGCGTGAAAGACTTAATTTGTGTAGCCCAAAGGGGCAGATCATACCGAGGCGAGCCACAACACTTTGAAGAAAGCCCGAACCCCGGTAAGACCAACTGTTTAACGACAGTGGCAAAAGATAATTTGATAATGCAACGACCACGAGGCAAAAACAAAGGTGCTATCAATACCGAAAAGTCGCCTACGTTATCCGCTAATTCGTGGCAACAAAATAATTTATTAGTGAGCAAGCCAAAAGACGGAATCAAGCAGATAAACCCGAGCCGTGAAAGTGGAGGCACACAGCCATACCAACAAAACCGAGTTTATGCAGCTGATGGCAAAAGCCCGGCTTTGATGAACGGACACGGAGGGCAGACGATTAACGCCTTAGTGGGGGGGCTGCAAGTCAGACGATTAACGCCGACAGAGTGCGCCCGACTGCAAACTATACCAAAGTGGTATAAATGGGAAGTATCAGAAACACAACAATACCGAATGTTGGGCAATGGTTGGACGGTAGAGGTTATAAAGCATATACTTTCGTTTTTACCCGATCATCTTAAAAAGTAAAACAATATGGCAGAAGATTTCAAATACATAAGGTTTAAGGTTATTAGGGCGAGCAACCTAAAATACCTTTTCGAGCAGTTGGACGATGAGCCACGACCTTTCATATTAGTGGTACACCCACCAATAGGCAAAATCGGTGTGCGCCCGGTTACTATCAAGGCAAGCACCGAGGAAGATGCCAAGTACTTTAAGGGTATCTTAGATAAGTTATCGTATGAATCTTTAGAAAGATTGGCACATGGTACAGATAAAGTTAAACAATGATTTCCCGATCGACATAGCAACAGCCCATAGCCGTATGGCAAAGAAGTGGAAGAACAAAGCGACCACATGGGCGAAGTTGGTAGAGCGATGCAGCGAAACGAAGCGAACAACGGAAAGCGTAAGCGAGTACGCCAAGATGAGCAGGGAGGAGCAAAGCAGTATCAAGGACGTGGGCGGTTTTGTCGGCGGCTACCTATCAGGAGGCACACGAAAGACCGCTAACGTGATGTGGCGAAGTATTGCCACGCTTGATATTGACTACGGTACACCCGACCTTTGGGATGAGTTCACGTTAAACTTTGACTTTGCGGCGATGCTATACAGCACGCACAAGCACACGCCGGAAAACCCACGCTTTCGTTTGGTGTTCCCATTGAGCCGTCAGGTACGCCCAGATGAGTACGAGCCACTTTGCAGGATGATAGCAAGCAAACTTAATATTGAGGTGTTCGACGATACCACCTATCAGTTAGCGAGATTGTTTTATTATCCATCTACAAGCAGAGACGGCGAATATGTGTTTGAGTACCAAGACGGCGAGGCGTGCAACGTTGATGAGTTTCTAAAGCAGTACCACGACTATAAAGATGTGGCACTTTGGCCAGTGTCGAGCCGAGAGGGTGACATCATCGTACACGAATTGAAAAAGGTAGGTGATCCAACCGAAAAGCCCGGCTTAATTGGTGCTTTTTGCCGTGCCTATTCAATAGAGGATGCAATCGACACGTTTCTACCTGATGTGTACGAGAAGACCGCCCACGATGGGCGATACACCTACATTAATGGTAGTGTGGCGGCAGGTTTGGTTTGCTATGAGGGTAAGTTTGCATACAGCAACCACGAAACAGACCCGGCAAGTAAGCAGCTTTGCAACGCTTTCGACCTTTGCCGAATACATCTATATGGTGTGCAGGATGAGGGTACGAAGATAACAGACAACACACGTTTACCATCGTACCTGAAAATGCAGGATTTCGTAGCCAAGGACAAAAAGGTAAGAATCTTACTTACTAAGGAACGACAGGGCCAGGCCGATGATGATTTTGCCGACATCGAAGCAGAGGAAGCCGGGGACAGCGCAGTATCTGAAAATACAGATAAGTGGATGGCTGAATTAGACTTTGACAAGAAAGGCAGCATCAAATCAACGGCGGGCAATATTATTGCTATTCTGGAAAACGACCCAAGGTTGAAAAACCATATATGGCAAAATCTGTTTAATGGGTTTAACTACATAACAGGTGGTTTGCCGTGGAACGCCGAGGCGACACAATGGGGCAATACTGATGATGCAAATCTAAGAATCTACTTAGATGAGAAGTACGGCGTGACTGGAAAGGACAAAATCAAAGATGCTTTGGTGGCAGTCGTTACACGTCACAGAGTACACCCGATACGTGATTACCTCAATAGTCTTAGATGGGACGGCGTGCCACGATTAGACCGCCTGATTATCGACTACGTAGGGGCAGAAGATAATGAGCTAAACAGAGCTATGACACGTAAGCACTTTACGGCGGCAGTAGCCCGAGTGATGAACCCAGGGTGCAAGTATGATTATTGCCTGATTATCGCCGGAGCCGAGGGTATCGGTAAATCGACGCTTTTCAATGTGATGGGCGGCGATTGGTTTAGCGATAGTTTGGTAACGATGGAGGGTACAAAAGGTATGGAGCAAGCCCGGAACGGTTGGGTTATCGAGTTACCGGAGTTGGGCAGTATCAAGCGGTCAGACGTTGAGCAGGTGAAAGCCTACATAAGCCGTCAGAATGATATGTACCGCCCGGCATACGGCAGCGTGATGGAATCCTACCCAAGACAATGTGTTTTTTGTGGCACGACCAACGAAACATATTTCTTAAAGGGCGAGACCGGAAACCGCCGCTTTTGGGTAATGAGTGTAAACCCAGAACTACGTAAGCATGGAGACCCACGCCAAGCGATCGAGGCAGACCGTAACCAGTTATGGGCAGAAGCCGTGCAACGCTACAAGGATGGCGAAAAGTTGTATCTTAGCGAGGCATTGGAGGCAGAAGCCCGAAAGCGTCAGGGCGAGTTTAACGATAATCAGGAAGACCCATTACCGGGAATGATACAGGCATACTTAGATATGAAGTTGCCGACCGACTGGAGTACATGGGACTTAAACCGCCGACGTGCTTACATTAAGAACCCTGACCCACTGGATGAAGTAGGAACGGAAACACGTACCAAAGTATGTGCCGCCGAATTTCTTAGTGAGGTATTGGGACGTGATGTTGGCAGCAAAGATTATAAGTACGAAGCCCGAAAGGTTAATAAAGTCTTAGACGAATTAGGTTGGCAAAAACGCCCTACTTTGACGTTCCCGATATATGGCAAGCAAAGGGCATTTGTCAGACCAATAGAGGAAGACGATAGCGACCTTTAAGAGCAACAAAGTAGAATGTTGCTACAATGTTGCTCATGGGCAAAAACTGAAAGTGACAATCGTAAAAGGAGCAACAACAACAAAAAGAAAAATGCTTTGTTGCTCGCTTTGTTGCTTTCTAAAGTACTGATAATCAATATATATAACTATATATAGCAACAATAACAACATAAAAAGTAGTATAAGTAGTAATGTATAGTTATATACTATAAAATACATATATATAGGGTATTAAGTATATCTATATAGAATGTTGAAAATAGAATGTTGCTCTAAGGAGTAAGGAAATATGAAGAAGTTAGAAGCAATAACACGCCACGCCGAGGTATCGGAAAAGGCGATAGAAAAATATTTGGTGCAAGAGGTGAAAGCCATTGGCGGCATTTGCCTCAAATACTCAAATGCAAACATGGTGGGTTATCCTGATAGAGTGGTATGCCTACATGGTGGTAAGGTTGTTTGGGTGGAGTTGAAAAGTAAAGGCAAGAAACCAACGAAGATACAAACCATAAGACAAAATGAGTTGGTGAGCATGGGCCACGAAGTCTATACAATCGACAACAAACAGACGATCGATGAGTTAATTAAAGTTTGGAGGGCAGAGAAATGAAGTACAGGCCATACGATTACCAGAAAACAGCGATGCAGTGGATATTAGACCACCCACGATGCGGTTTGTTTCTGGATATGGGTTTAGGTAAGACGGTATCGACCTTAACGGCAGTACAACAGCTAATGGATGATTGCGAGGTAAGCCGTACTTTGGTGGTAGCACCAAAAAAAGTAGCTGAAACAACATGGACTACCGAGGCAGAAAAGTGGGATCACTTGCAAAGCCTGAGAGTGGCAAAGGTGATGGGCACAGAGAAGCAGCGTAATTTGGCGTTGGCATCTAAAGCGGACATCTACGTTATCGGACGTGATAGCTTTGTATGGTTAGTCGGAAAATACGGCGGTCAGTTGCCATTTGATGTGTTGGTGATTGATGAGCTAACCAGTTTCAAGTCTTCTAAGTCAAACCGATTTAAGGCGATGCGTACAGCCATACCAACGGTTAATAGAGTTATCGGACTTACAGGAACGCCAGCACCTAACGGACTGATAGACCTATGGGCACAAATGTACTGTATAGACATGGGCGAGCGTTTAGGCAAGAGCGTAACGAAATATCGTGAAACCTACTTTGAGACCCACAAATGGAACAACGTAATAGTACGTTGCGACATCAAAAAAGGGTGTGAGGACGTTATCAAAAACAAGATTTCTGATATTTGTTTATCAATGCAAGCAAAGGACTATTTGCAGTTGCCGGACATGATAACCCACGAAACCAAACTTACTTTGTCGCCAAAGGTGATGGAGGCATACAACAAGTTTGAGAAAGAAAAGGTTTTGGAGTTTACCGAATTGCATACCGGGGAAAATGCCAATATCTTAGCAAATAGTGCCGCCGGGCTGATGAATAAGTTAAGCCAGTTTGCCAACGGTGCAATATACGATGAGGCAAAGGACGTACACGAAATACACGATGAGAAGTTGGATAAGTTAGCCGAGATCGTGGAAGCTGCAAACGGCAATCATGTGTTAGTCTTCTATCAGTTCAAGCATGATGTAACACGTATCACCAAGAAACTGAAAGGCTATACCGTCAAGTCATACGAGGGTGAAAAGGAGTTGAGAGAATGGAACGCCGGAAAGATAGACGTACTATTAGCCCACCCGATGAGCACGGCGTTTGGCTTGAATATGCAGCAAGGTGGGCACTATATCGTATGGTTTGGTACAGGTTGGAATCTGGAGTTATACCAACAAGCCAACGCACGATTACACCGACAGGGACAGCAGCACCCAGTACAGGTGTATAAGCTGATTTGTGCCAACACCGTAGATGAGAGAGCCAACACGGCGCTAAGCGGTAAGCAGGGCGTACAGCAATCTTTGTTGGATAGCCTCAACTATTTGGTAAGGAAGTATCACACAACAATAACCATCAAAGACGAATATTAGAGTATGGCAAAGGATAAAGATTACATAAGGCTGATACATACAGCCAAGTGGTTACGATTGAGACGTGACAAACTCAACGATACACCACTATGCGAGAGGTGCGAGGAATTGGGCAGAGTGGCAGCAGCCACCGAGGTACACCACGTTATCCCGGTTGAGGACGGACTAACGAAGCAGGAAAAAGAACGACTGATGTTTGATTACTTCAACCTCAAAGCCCTATGCCACGAGTGCCACGTAAAGGTACATACGGACATGGGCAGGTGTGGCAAAGTTCAGGCAAAGAACAGAGCCAAAGAGCACCTGAAAAGATTTGTGAATAAATTTTTGAAATAACGGAGATATGAAACACAAGGGTGGAAATGTTTATGGCTCAATCTATGAGCGTAAACGCAAGAATGGCGGTATATCTTATACGGCTGAGATACAGTTTCAAGGTCAGACCATGAGACGAACAAGCAAAGACAAAGCTAAGTTGGAAGAATGGAAAGACAGTATTTGCAATAAACTCAATAGCGTGTTAGATAGATACAACGTTGAATTAGGTGAGCAATTGGCGATAGTGAAAAACAAGCTATATGCCGAAATGATGGATAGAGCAAAAGCCATTATGGATGAAGCCAAGCTATTTGATTTGCGAAATAAGGTTTGTGCCGAATCAATAGGACTTAGGCCAAAGACCTACTTTCAGACATACTTAGCCAGAAGCAACGCAAATGGCTTGATAAAGATTGGAAAATCTAAAGACATACATACACGTATGCAAGTACTTAGTACAAAGAAAGTGCAGCTTATAGGCTATGTAGATAGAGACATCGAAGTGCATTTGCATAGTGTATATAATGCCAAGAGAGTACAAGGAGAATGGTTTAGATTGTCCGATGAAGAAGTGGACGGAATCATTAAGACTTTCGGGTTTGAGACCCCGGGGGTACTTTTTATTTCGGGTGGTGGTGTTGGCTAAACCTCATCAACCCCCTTTTCCACACGTGAGCCGATTTTTGGGCCGTGGGGGATTTTGCCCAGATGCAAAGCCCCGGCATAGTTGGCACGATATAAAAACGCCCACGTGCGTAGGTTAATATTAAAAAGCAAGATTTATGAAGTTTGGAAACCAAGATGGCACAGGCTTTGGATTTGGCAGCTTTGGCGCAGGTCAGACCCAAGCCCCCCCACCCGATGAGGTGGAGCCGGAAGAAACCACAGCCGAAACAACCGCCCAGGCAAAGCGAGCGCACAGACGTACAAAGGAGTGTACCGAGTTGTCGCAACGGTACGAGTACCGCCGAGCATTTAGCGAGGTCAAGTTATTGGAGGCAATGCAGTACGTCAAGTTGCAAGACCATACCACCTACAATTTTATCACCGCCGGGGACGTGGATAGCCTTAGTTACCTGAAAGTGGTGCTTAATCAGCACGATTTGGACTATTGTTTGTTATCGACATGGTGCATGGCGGCAGAGGATATTTTGCAGGTACGGCAATGGTACGAGCAAGGGCGCATCAAGAAACTTGATATGTATTTGGGTGAGATATTCCCGGGCAGCTATAAGATTGAATGGCAGATGGTGCAAAAGTTCTATCAGGAACACCCAGAGGCAGGACGTGCCGCAGTATTCAAGAACCACAGCAAGATATACGCAGGGTGCAACTATGATGAGGGCTTTTATTTCGGCATACAGACAAGCGCAAACATTAACACTAACCCAAGAACGGAGCAGGGAAGTATAACAGTTGATAAGGGACTGTTTGAGTTTTACAAAGACTACTTCGACGGCATCCGCTCATTTGAAAAGTAACGCAGCATGGAAGAAAAGAAAGAAAAGTTTTTGGAGGCTTTGGCGCATGGCTACGGCATCATAGCCACAGCGTGCGAGGCGATAGGCATAGGGCGCAGTACGTATTACAGATGGTACAACGCCGACCCAGAGTTTAAGGAGAAAGTGGACGAGATCACCGAGACGCAGGTAGATTTTGTGGAAAGCAAGTTGATGCAGTCGATTAACGCCAACGACACAACGGCTATTATCTTCTACCTGAAGACCAAGGGCAAGAAGCGAGGTTACAGCGACAAGGCGCAGCCAAAGACCGCCGACCCATTGCCCGTTAGCCAGACTTTGCCGGAGCCATCCACCGAGGAAGACGGCAAGAAGATAGCCGCTAAGATTAAGAGCAAGAAAGCGTATATCGTGAAGTTGCTAAAGAAGCAAGGCAAATATACATCCGAACTTACATACCAAGTGGATATTACGGCTAAGTTGTTGGTACGTGCCGACATTTTGGGCGATGAGATCATGGCAGACGGACACCAGGCCGTAAACGTGGAGTATAGCCGGGAGGGCAACGAGCGCAAGACGATCGACCCGAAAGAAAAGCTATATATCGAGTTGTTGCAGCAGGGACAGAAAGCGTTAAGGGCTTTGGGCATGAACACCGAGAGCAAGGAGCGAAAGAGCGACAACGATAGTTTTAACGACTTTATGGCAGCGATGCAGGAGGGCGACGAATGACAGAAGAAGAAAAAGGAAGATTTCGACAACTGAAAGCCGAGGTATCGGAGCAGTTGCAGCAGGGGCGCAGTACATACGCCGACCGCTACCGCCGTGCGCTTATTGAAACAGATAAGCGTATCGGCGATTACGTGTTTGGAGTGATAGACCACCCGGACGCACACAACCTGTATGAGATATTGGGAGTAAGACGCTTTTTGCAGATGCTTGATAAGTACGATTGGAAGCCCAAGCGAGTAAAGCGTTTTTTCAAGTTCTACGAGGCTTTGCGGTTTAGCGGCATCCGAGGGCGCACACGCTATAAGCTAACCCCGGTGCAAGCCTACCAGTTTGCCAATATCTACGGCTTTGCCCGAGCCGATGGGCGCAGACTGATACGTACCGCCTACCTATTCGTGCCCCGAAAGTTCAGCAAAACGACATCGTGCGCAGCTTTGGCGGTTTATGATATGCTTTTCGGCGACAACAACGCCCAGGCATACGTGGGCGCAAATAGCTACGATCAGGCGAAAATCTGTTTTGATGAGATACGAAACATCATGTTTGATATTGACCCAAAGGAAAAGCACTTTAGGGTTAATCGTGAAAAGATTACTTTCAAAGATCGTGGACGTGATAGCCTCATACAATGTTTGACCGCCAACGCCAAAACCAAAGATGGTTTGTTTGCCTCATTGGTGATAATGGACGAATACGCCCAGGCCCGAAACACGGCAGGCAAGAACGGCGCAGACCTCAAAAACGTATTGACTACCTCAATGGGGCCAAGGCGTGAGCCGCTAACAATCATTATCACCACGGCAAGCGATGTGGTAGATGGCCCATTTGCCCACGAACTTGACGGAGTGATGGCGGTACTACGAGGCGAAGCGGAAAGCGACACCATGTTTGCGTCCATCTTCATGCCTGATGTGGACGATGCAGAGGATAGCCCAGAGACGTGGGCAAAGGTGCAGCCACATTTGGGTATCACGGTGCAACCGGACTACTACGAAAATGAGTATCAGACCGCCCAGTTATCAGCCGAAAATATGTTGGCTTTTCGCACGAAATTGCTTAATATTTTCACGATAAACGACGAAAAAACGTGGTTTACCCACGAAAAGGCACAGGAATTATTGGGCGATTTCTGTATAGATCAGGTGCAGGGCCGCCCAGATTGTGCCGTGGCGTTTGATTTGTCGGTGCATGATGATTTCAGCGCAGTATCTTATACCGTGTACCTATCGGGCAATAAGAAGTTTTACACGCATACTGATTACTATTTCCCGGAGGGAGCGTTAAAGGGACACCCCAATGAGCAGCTTTATAGGCTTTGGAATGAAAAAGGGTATCTTATTTTCTGCAAAGGGCAGAAGATAGACACGGCGATGATTACCGAGGATATACTAAGGCGCAGTAAGTTGGTTAATATTATCCGTATCGGCTATGATGCTTACAAGGCGCAGGAGCTAACGAGTATCTTAAAGTCAGTCGGAGCGAGGAACGTGCTAACCCCATTTAGTCAGACCTACGGAAACTTTAACCTACCAGTAGAAAGTTTTGAGATGCTTGCATGGAGCAACCCGGTAAAGATAGAGTTCAACGACAACCCTATTAACGCTTTCTGTTTGGAAAATTGCGTGATAGATACCGACAATTTGGAGAACAAAAAGCCGCTCAAAGTGTCACAATACCGCAAGATAGATGGGGCGATTACAATGTTAATGACTTTAGGTTTGCTATACACATTTGAGAGGTAATTTGCAAGTTTTTGGAACCTAAAAATATTTAATAAAATAATAATTTTACCACAATGCGCCAAGGTGTACCACGATGCACCAAGGCGCATTTTTTTTGCTCATTTTTGCTTTGTATCTTTGGGGCTAAAAAGTATAATTATATATGGGTATTTGGCAAAACATAGTAAAATTTTTCAGCCGTAGCACCGATGTAGAGGGCGCAGTTAGCGAACCACAGACACCGGGGCCACGTACCGGAGACTATACCCAGTTCTTTAACTTTTTCGGTACAGGCAATACCGCTTTGTCGGTAGCTACTGTTTACCGATGTGTGCAGTTACTTAGTGAAAGTGTAGCTAATCTGCCATTTTTGTATATGAGACTGAAAGACGGCATTTTTGTGGAGGACACGAATAGCCGTTTGCATTATCTTCTAACAGTACAGCCGGACTTTACAAAGTCGGCGTTTGACTTCTGGAAAGAAGCCGTAGAAAATGTGTTGTTAGAGGGTAATGCTTACATCGTACCAGTGTACAACAGGGCTACTTTGGAGATAGACCGTTTGGTTTTGTGTGGACGCAATACCGTAAACCACGATGTATATAATGATACCTACATGATTACCGATACCATCAACGGAATATGTGGGGTTTACGATGAAAGCGAGATCATCCACATTAAGGGGCATACAAGCAACGGCAAGCACGGCGTTAGCGTACTGGAATATGCAAGGCAGACGTTAGACATAGCATTAACCGGAGATAGGGAGACGCTTAAACGATTTGCCAATGGCGGTAATGTTAGGGGTATCGTAAGCAATGATAAGACTACTACCGGGTTTGGCGAGTATCAGGACAAGGAATTGGAGAAGACCGCCGAAAACATAGATAGCCGTTTTCAGAACGGCGAGCGCATAGTTAGTTTGCCCGGACAGGTGGACTTTAAGCAAATTTCGCTTTCTTCTACTGATATGCAGTTTTTGGAGAGCCGAAAGTTTACGGTACGAGACATTTGCCGTTTCTTTGGCGTGCATCCATCTTTTGTTTTTGACGACACAAGCAATAATTACAAGTCGGCTGAAATGGCGAATGTGGCGTTTTTGAGTAACACATTAAACCCACTTTTGCGCAATATTGAAAATGAAATGTTGCGTAAGTTAATCGCCCCTACCCTATGTTGCAAACGTAAATTTGAGTTTGACCGCAGGGGACTTTATGCAAGCGATTTGGATAGTAAGGTTAAGTATCAGGCGGCAACGATAGCCGCAGGTATCTATACGGTGAACGATTGGCGCAAGATGGAGAACCGCCCACCTATCGAGGGCGGCGACAAGGTTTTAGTATCGGCAAATCTTAGAGACATTGCCAACGAGACCGCAGTTAATAACGCACCGGAGCCAGAGCCAAAGAAGACTAAAAAGGACGATAAAAATAAAGATGGAGACCAAGACGATGAATAAAGATACAATCATAAGACGGTGTTTGTGTACTCCTACCGAGTTACACGTCAGAGAGGCAGCAGATGGCGAAGCACCGAGCCGCACAATAACTGGATATGCCATATTGTTTAACGTACCGTCGGCCCCATTGTGGAGCGACGAAGATAGCGAGGCCCGGGAAGTGATAGCCCCGGAAGCCGTTACAAAGGAACTCTTAGACGGCCAAGACATCAAAATGACGATGTTTCACAATCGGCAATTGATTTTGGCAAGAAGCAATAAGGGCAGCGGTACACTTTCGTACACAGTAGATGAAAAGGGCGTGGCTTTTGAATTTGACGCACCTAATACGGTGGACGGTGACAAGGCTTTGGAGTTGGTACGCCGTGGAGACATAAGCGGTTGCAGCTTTGCGTTTTCAACACGCTACTATGATAGCGATTTCGTAGAGCGTCAAAGCAAAGTGACGGCTAACGGCATGAACAATATTACCTATCGTGTAAAAGCGGTTACAGGTATCTTTGATTTTACGTTGGCGGCTGATCCGTATTACCCAGATACGAGTGTGGAGGCAAGAGAGTTTACCGATGAGCTGAAGCGAGAGCAGAAAGCCCCGGAGCCTCAACAGCCAACGAGCGAGCAGAAAGAGAAAGCGTTAAAGCAGTTGCGTGAAATGCGCCACGCTGCAAAACGCAGTTTAGTATAACAGTTTAATTTTAATTTTTCAGACATGGACAAAAAGACAAAGAAGAAAACAATTAACGTTCGTGAGCTGATTAACCAGTATCAGCAGAATTGCGACCGCATCACAGAGATTGCGGACGTATGCGAGAAAGAGCAGCGTGAGCGCAACGAGGCAGAGAACACCGAGTTTGAAACCCTCATGCGTGAAAATCAGTTGTTGCAAATGAAGATGCAGGCGGCAACCGCCGAGCATTTGCGTGAAAATCCAAACGCCCAGGAAGACGCAATTAAGATTATCCGTGAGAGCGCCGCAGCAGGTCAGCGTACCGAAATTATGCTTTTGCGTGACATGATGATGGTGCAGGACGTGGCAAAGGGTGCAATCGTGCCGCTTAACGTTCAGGACATCTTGAAACCTTTGCAGGAGGGCTTTATTTTGGATAAGGTAGGTTTGCCAATGCCAACAGGTTTGGCGGGTGACTTTGTTTGGCCTATGTATGAAATGGTTGAGGCAGAGTTAGCAGGTGAGGGCGCAGAACTTAGCGACACCAAAATACCTTTCAGCAAAATGACCGCAGCACCGGAGCGTATGGGTATTGCCATTCCGGTAACTAACCAGTCGCTCAACCAGTCGCAGGGACTTTTGGAGATGATCGTGCGTGAGGTAATGCCGCTTGCAATCCGTCTTCTTTTGAACAAAATCGTTTGCGGCGTAAATAAGGTTAATGGTGCTACTAATTTGGTAGGCCCATTTGTGGCACTCAAAGACAACCCGGTATTGCTTTCAGCCGTTCCAACCTTTAACGAACTCAACGCCCAGATGAAAGCCGCAGTACTTGAAACAGGTATCGACGGCAGCAACCTTTGTTGGGTAATGACAAAGAGCATGGAGGCAATTTTGGAGGGTACACCTATCAACGAAAAGGGTATCTTTTTGCCGATGATCCAAAACGGAAAACTTTGCGGTTTGCCAGTGTACACCTCAAATGTTATCCGTGATACTAAGGTATCGTACCAGAAGTATAACGGCACAGCGTGGGCAGCAACAGAAGACTTTGACCCACAGAAGAACACTGCTAAGTTTACCGTAACAAGTGCTGATGAGGTTAAGAACCTTTCGGGCATGAAGTCGGGCGACTACGTTAAGATTATCACAGGTACGGAGTACATCGGTTTGGGTGATTGGCGTTATCAGCCTATGGGTATGTTTGGTACCTTGCGCTTTATCGTCGATCCATACAGTAAAGCACGTAAAGATAGCGTAGATTTCGTGCTCAACACGGACTATGCTACAAAGACAATCCGCTCAGAAGCCTTTAAGTTGGGTAAAGTCGGCGGTAAGAAGTAATCACAATTTAAAGTTATAACGTTATGGCAGTAGTGAGTTTGGCACTTTTCAAAAAGCACGTAAGGGCTGATGATTTCGCCGATGATGACGAGTATTTGCAGCATCTATTAGATACAGCGGAAAGCGCAGTTATCACGGCGACCAATAGAACCCAAGAGGAATTGGCGCAGATGGGTAATGGACATGATGTACCTACCCCCATAAAACACGCTATAATGATGTTGGGCGCACATTGGTACAATCAGCGTGAAAGTGTGAGTAACGTGCAGATGCACGCCGTGCCTGATTCGCTACAAGCCTTAATTAAACCCTATCGGAAATTAGCGGAATGAGAGCAGGAGAAATGAAATATCGTTTGCAGTTGTTGAAGCCTACGGCGACAACAAACGACTACGGCGAAGAAGCGACAACCTACGAGCCTATACGTACCGTGTGGGCAGAGAGGAAGAAGCAGAGCGGAAACCGTAGCGAGGAAGTGGGCGAACATTTCCCCGACTATCGAGCCGAATTTAATGTGAGGGACGCACACCCGGTTAAAGAAAACTGGAGGGTGCAGCAGTTGGGCGGCTACCTTTATACGGTGGTTGCCATCATCCCAAACATTGATAGAGGTATGAACACTTTAGTTTGTGAACGTGTAAACGAATAATCAAGTTATGGCAAATCAATACGACGATACGCAGTTGCAGAAGTTGTTTACCGAAATGGACGTTAAACACCGAAAGCGAGCCTTAAAAGGTGCTTTCAGGAGAGAGGCGAACCAAGTAAGGCGAACAGCTATTAACAATTTGCGCAGCTCATTACATAGTAACCGAGATTTGGAGAAAGGTATTAGGGCTATCGTATTTAAGAAAGCCGCCGGATTTCGTGTTACTATTGGTACGAAGAAAGCCAACCGAAAAACTGGAAAGGGCGAAAAAGGTATGCACATCAATCGCCAGGGACTAAAGAAACCTGTTTTGATATGGGCAGAGGGTGGAACGGAGCAACGAAAGACCAAGACCAAAACAAGTTTTTTTGTCAGGGAACGCCGGGGGCACAATACCGGACGCATGAAACGATATGGCTTTATGCGTAAGACCCAAACAGATGTTAGGGACAAGGTAACGGCAGATTTGCGTAACGAGATAGTAGAAAGTGTAACTAAGACTGCAAATAAGTATGGCTGCAAATAAAACATCTTTAAGCGCAGGTAGCATTATTCGTGATATGCTTTTGCAAGACCCAGAGGTAGCGAAGCATACTAAAAAGGTTTTCCCAGTTGTTACGGACACGGCGGTTTTGCCGTACATACTTTATCGCCGTGCATCAATCGAGCAGAACCCGACAAAGGCAGGTTATCCGGGAGCCGACACCGTGACGATCGAGGTTATTTGTTATACCGAAAAGTACGGCGAGGGTGTGGAGTTAGCCGAGGCAGTAAGGGCAGCTTTGGACGGCAAGCAGGGCGAAAAGGACGGCTTAGTTATGCGCAGTTGTGTATTGACTGATAGCGAAGAGGGTTACGATAGTGATGCCTATGCGCAGCAGTTAGTTTTTAACATTAAAATTTAGTAAGATATGAGTTATTGCAATGGTAGTAATATGTTGCTTTATTTGGGTGAAGATGCTTTCGGACATTGTACCACCCACACAGCAACTATGAACAGTGAGACCAAAGACCGTGCAGTTAAGCCAGCAGCAAGCAAAGCCAAGACTAACGGAATGTGGAAAGAAAAGGGCGTAACAGGTTTGTCTATTGCCATTTCAGCCGAGGGCCTCATCTACGATGGTGAGACCGAAGCAAGTTACCAAAAAATGTTGGCGGCGTGGAAGTCGGGACAGCCAGTTAAGATTAAGTGTATGCAGAGAGGTGAAAGCAAAAAGCCATATTTGGCAGGTAGCTTTATCATTTCTTCTTTGGAACGTACCGACCCGGCGCAGGACGATAGTACTTATACTATCAATCTTGACAACAACGGCGAACCGGACACACTCGACGAAACGGCGTTTACTGATAGTGCCGTGGCAGCATCCGAAGACCATACAGCATAACCCAGTTAATTAAGTTCATATATGAAAAAGGTTGAGATTAAAATCGGTAACGAGGTTTTCCCATGCCGTCAGACAATGGGCGCAATGCTTAGATTTAAGCAGGAAACAGGGCGTGAGGTTACAGAAATCGACGCTACAAGTTTCACCGATATTTGTACGTTCCTTTGGTGTTGTATCGTTTCAGCATCCAAGGCAGACGGCAAGAAATTCAAACTTTCTTTGATGGACTTTGCCGATAGTGTCAGCCCGGAAGATATGAACGAATGGGCTAAAGCTATGGGCCAGGCCAACGAGGAAGATGCCGAGACCGATGCAGACGAAAAAAAAAGTTTGCAATAAATGATGTATTGGGCTTTGCTTTAGGTTGCATACGTCTTTCATACGATGATTTTTGTAGGCTAACGCCTGATGAATTTAACAGCGTATACAAAGCGTACTTAGACCAAGAGCAAAGCCAATACAAAGATAATTGGGAGCGTATGCGTATGTTGGCGTGTATAACTATTCAGCCGCACGTTAAGAACAAACTAACGCCCCAGAAGCTATTACCGCTTTCGTGGGATAATCGTAGGAAGCCAAATAAAGCAAAGGCAGAACACATTACAGCCAAGGAAGCGGAGGAAAAGAGAAAACAAATTATCGCCCTATTGGGTGACAAATATTAAAGACTATGGCAGGTAAAAGTACTATATCCATAACGTTCAAGTTGGACGGAGACGGAAAGGGGTTTAAAGACCTTTCGCAAAATGCGGACGGCCTTAAACAAGCCATGACCGCCGCTATTGTGGAAGCCGACAAACTCAAATCGTCGTTGATCAACTGGAGCCAAGGCGTACAGGCTTTGGGCGCAGTATCTAACGCCGTCAGTCAGCTAAATGGTACTTTGCAGGACATTACAGCCGATAGTAGAGCCTTTGGCGCAGCTATGAAAGCCGCTAACACGATGGCAGGTAAGAACGCCGAGGGCTTTGCGAACCTGAAAGGACAGGTGGCCGATTTATCCAAGACTTTGCCTATTGCACGTGATGAACTTGCAAACGGCTTATATCAGGTAATCAGTAATGGTGTGCCGGAAGACAATTGGATAGACTACCTTAATAAGTCGGCCAAAGCATCCGTGGGCGGTATTGCTGATTTGGGCGAGACCGTAAAGGTAACATCTACCGTTATCAAAAACTATGGTTTGGCATGGGACGCAGCCGAAAGCGTGCAGGATAAAATACAGCTCACGGCGAAAAATGGTGTAACCTCATTTGAGCAGTTAGCCCAGGCACTGCCAAGAGTGACCGCCAACGCCTCAACATTGGGTGTAAGCATTGATGAACTTTTGGCAAGTTTTGCAACGCTTACAGGAGTTAGCGGTAATACTAACGAGGTTGCAACCCAGATGGCGGCAATCTTTACCGCTTTGGTGAAGCCGTCAAGCGAGGCAACCGAAATGGCGGAAAAGATGGGTATTGAGTTCAATGCCGCATCTATCAAAGCCGCCGGAGGTTTGCGTAACTTCTTAACCCAGTTGGACGCATCCGTTAAGGAGTATGCCGCCGCTAATGGTGTATTGGAGCAAGAAGTTTATGCCAAGTTGTTTGGTAGTGCCGAAAGTTTGCGAGCATTGACACCGCTTACAAATCAGTTGGCCGAGAAGTTCAGCGAGAACGTGGACGCAATGGCAAATAGTGCCGGAACCATCAACGCCGCCTACAACGAAATGAGTAGTACAGGCAGTGCAACCACGCAGATGCTGAAAAACCAATTAGGCGCAATCACTGATGTAGTAGCCGGGTTTGTTGGAAGTGCTATGCCGTTTGTTAGTTTTATAGCCAATACAGGCGTAATGGTTATGAGTATTACAAGTTTGGTCAAGACCATTAAAGCCCTGAATATCCAACAAGGCATTTTAACGTTACGCTCAAAGGCAGGTGGTGCAGCGATGCTTTTGTTTGGACTTAATGCAAGCCGATCGGCAGCGTTTACACGTGTCTTTAGTGCAGCTTTGAAAAGTGGTGCATATTCTGCAACCGCTTTCAAAATTGCCCTTAAAGGCTTGATGATTACCACCGTGGTAGGTGCTGCAATTGTGGCGGTAACATCGGTTATTGAATATTTCGTAAATAAGACCGATGAGGCTACCGACAAGACTAACGAGTTTAGCGAAGCCGAAGACGCATACAAGAATGCAGCGGCAAGTACTAAGGTTGAGTTAGACAAAGAGATTAAGGCTTTGGGCGACCTCATTACGGCGAAAAAGGACACTACCGAGGCGGTAAACCACCTTAACACCGTGTATGGCGATTTATTCGGGAGCCATAAAACAGCATCGGAGTGGTACGATACATTGACACGAAAAAGCCAGATATACGTTAAGCAAATCGGGTACGAGGCACAAGCAAAGGTGTTGGCTACAAAGTTGGCTGAAAAGCAAATCGAGTTGGAAGATAATTACGCTAAACGCCGTGAACTCTGGAAAGCCGGAGGCGCACAGAAAACAACCAAGCGGACTATTACCAACCGATCAACTGGAGGCGACAGCTACGAAGTTGTTACAACGGAAGATACCAAGGAGTATGCCGATTTAAAGGACAGTGCAAGGGGGCTGATACCGGAAATCCAAAGTTTGCAAAGGCAATTGGGTATAGCCCAGGCGCACATGGCCGATTGTTCTAAGCAGATGGCGGCGGTTGATGCTAAGATGGGGCATAACAACAAGACCGTTAAGGTTAGTGCAATGACCTATCAGCAGGTAGCGGACGCAATCGAAAAGACAGAAAAGAAACTTAAAAATACGACCGATAGCAAGGAGATAGCCAAGCTAAAGGCGTATAATACGGAGTTACACAACCGTAAAAAGTTATTAGATAAATCGTTGGGCTTTGATACGTTCAAGGGCAATAAGAGTGGCAACAAGAAAAACAAGCCAGTTGCAGACCCTAAGACCTACGAACAGTTAAGTACTAATATCGAGTACTACAAAAAGAAGCTCACCACGGCGAGCACCGCCGAACAAGAGAAGATAAGGGCGAATATCCAAGCATGGGAGAAAAAGAAAGCGGCGATCGAGTTAGCCCAGAAAGCCGCCGAGCGACCAACCGAAATTAAGACGTTGCAAGACGTTGAAAAGGAATTGGACTATTTGCAGACCCTACGAAAGACCGCCAATAAAGACGATTTGGCAGGTATTGACAAACTGATAGGCAAAACCGAGCTATTGGGCGCAGCTATGCAACGCCCGGCAAAGTTGGAGACCTTACAGGACATCGACAAGGAAATAGAGTACCAACAGAAGTTGAGGGCTACGGCATCCAAAGAAGCTATAAGCGGAATTGATGCAGAAATCAGTAAGTTGGAAACTCTAAAGAACTATATCGAAAATGCCACGGTGATAGATACACCCGACAGAGCATTGAAGACGTATGAGCAGCTTAATATTAAGTTGGCATACTATAATGAGTTGTTGGAGAAAGCCACCGAGGAACAACGCCCAGAGATACAAAAGCACATTAACGATATTGAGGGTATTAAGAAAGCATGGGACGATAGTTTGGCGGCTTTGAATAAGCCAGCCGATATTAGCCAACTTGATACCATCGAAAAGTTAGATGAGGCAGTAAGGTATTATCAGGAGCAGCAGAGCAAGCAGAGTGCCGACGAAATCCAAAACACACAAAGGACGATCGACGCTTTGGAAGCCAAGCGAAAGGCGATGCAAAGGGGTATTGAAATACCATCAATGCAAAAAGAGATAGCCGAGATTAACGGACTTTCTAACCGAGAGTTTAAGATCAAGGTTAAAGGCATTGGCTTTGATGCACTAACCGATAAAATCCGAGAACTGCAAAAGCAGCTCAACGATACCAACAACCCGGTAACGGAGGGACAGCGCAAGGACATCGAGGAAATGATTAGCACCTATGAGCAATGGCGCAAATCTTCTATTTCTTCTTTCGACACCGTAAAGTCTGGTTGGGACGGCATCAAGGGAATTGGCGACAGCATTAACAGCATAACCGACGCTTTGGACGGCAACGGCAACGCATGGCAGAAAGTAACCGCTATCGTGGACGGCTTTATACAACTGTATGAGAGTATCAGCGCAATAGTAGGTATTATTGATATGCTAACGACCGCCTCAACCGCCCATGCCGCAGCTAAGACCGGAGAGGCAGCAGCCACAACCGCCACGGCAACCGCC